AGAATCTGTTTCTTTTGGTCATGTTCGGCTGGCAATTATGGATACATCAGATTTATCCCACCAGCCATTTACTGTTGGTGGGATAACAATTATTTTTAATGGTGCTATCTGGAACTTCAGAGAAATCAGACAGTACCTAATTGATACCTATAATATTAATTTCAATACCGATGGAGATACAGAAGTTCTTGCACATCTTCTAGACAAAGAAGACTTGTCTGGTTTAGATAGGATTCAAGGAATGTTTGTTGTTGCATGGACGAGAGGAAATGAAGATATTACTGTAGCAAGAGATCGACATGGTGAGACACCTCTACACTATTCGTTATTAGAAAACAGTCTATTTCCTCATTTTACATTTTCATCTGAAATAAAAGGTCTGCGGGCAATGGGTATTCATTACTCTACAATCAATATGTTATCGCCAGGCTCATATATTCGTGCTACAAATTTAGACAGTATCAAAACAGAAAAAGGTCTATGGTACGACATCAGACAAAATTTAAAAAAGAATCTATTTACTGATAGAGACAGTGCATCTCAACACATAAAAACTTTAGTAGAAAGTGGTTCTCTCGAAAGAACAGTGAGTGCAGTACCAGTTTGTGTACTTCTATCAGGTGGTGTTGATTCTTCTGTGATAGCTCTTGCTGCATTAAAAAATATTCCAAACTTAACTTCATACATTGCTGTACATAATGAAAAATCAAAAGACCTTTATTGTGCAAGAGAAGTTGCAGAGATGCTAAATATAGAGTTAGTAGAAGTAAAAGTTGAACCACCTATAGTTGATGATGTTAAAGATATAATAAACACTATTGAAATGCCTTACAAAGCACAAGTAGAAATTGCATGGCCATGTATAAAACTAGCACAAAGAATTGCAAGTGATGGTTTTAAAGTTGTACTCTCTGGTGAGGGTAGTGACGAATTGTGGGGGTCATACGGTATGTCATATCATGGTATTAAAGAACATGGTTATGAAGAATACCGATTAAGATTATTTGGTTCACAAGAAAGAAAAAACTTTGCAAGATGTAATAAGATATTTATGAAGTATGGTGTGGAATGTAGATTACCCTTTTTAAATACCGAGCTTGTTGAAACTGCATTAGGAATGGAACAAGATATAGTGTGGAATACCAAGTCAAGACCAAAGGCAGTGTTACAAGATAGTTATGTTAATCTACTACCAGAACAAATAATTAAAAGACCTAAAATGGCATTTCAAGATGGTATGGGTATCAAGGAAGAATTTAAAAAAGTACTTGACAAAAGCCCCAAAGTGTACTATAATGAAACCTACAATAAGATATTTGGAGTTTGATTTGAAATACCAAAAATACAATTTACAAGATGTGTATGATGCTGAGGCACAGAACAAGTTTAACGTAATATCCACCTTTGCAGGTGGTGGTGGTTCTTCTACTGGTTATCGTTTGGCAGGTGGTAAAATCCTCTGTGTTAATGAGTTTGTACAAGAAGCAAGAAACACATATGCAGAGAACTATCCAAATACACCTATTCTACCTGATGATATAAAAGAACTTACAGGACAGGATTTACTTACAGCTGCTAACATTGGAGTTGGTGAAGTTGATATTCTAGATGGTTCTCCACCATGTTCTGCATTCTCTATGTCTGGAGCTGTAGTTCAAGGCGGTGGCCACACTAAAGGTTTTGGTAAAACTAAAAAGTATTCTGATGGTAAGAAAGTAGAAAACATTGAAGATTTGTTTTTTGAGTTTCTTAGAGTTGCTGAAGAGATCAAACCAAAAGTAATCGTTGCAGAGAATGTAGCAGGTCTTATGATGGGTGAAGCAAAACAATACTACTACAAAATTACAAATGCATTTGAAAAGATTGGTTATGATGTATCTTCTATGGTTCTGGACTCATCACATTATGGTGTACCACAAACAAGAAAGAGAGTTATTTTTATCGCTGTTCGTGAAGATGTGACTGAAGCTATTGGTCTTACCTTTATGAATATTGCTGGTATATTTCCAGACAAATTTACTGATGCAATTACTTGTGGTGATGCATTTAGTGACCTAGAATACGATGAAGAAGAAATAAAGATGTTAACTGAAAAGTTTGCAAAGGGTTCTCATTTTGAGACAGCATCTAAGATGCCACTTGATCCTGAGAAAGTATTAACTGGCTGTGATTATCATCCAAAGGGTCATCACTTCAATATGAAAAGAATTTCAAGACACAAACCATCTCCTACTATCACAGCTTCTGGCGGTTGCATTCATTGGAGTGAGATGAGAAAACTAGCATTGTGTGAGTCCAGACGAGCAATGTCCTTACCAGATGATTTTAAATTAACAGGTAAGTGGGAACAAAAGTCTGAAAGGATGGGACGTATGGTTCCACCTTTGATGATGAAGGCTGTAGCAGATGCAGTATATAATAATGTAATTAAACCTTATAAGGAGTTAAATAATGGCTGATTTTACTTTTGCCCATCGTGAAGAGGGTTTTGACGAACACATTGAACAATCAATTCGTGGGTATTCTAATCTACTAGAAGATGTAATTAGTTTGTCACGATACTTTGTAGAAGACGATACAAATATAGTTGACATTGGATGTTCAACAGGTAAACTAACAAAGGCTATGATTGAATATAATCAAGATCACTGTGTCAATGGTAATTGGATTGGTGTTGAAATTGCTGATGGTTTTATTAATGACCTAGAAGATAGACAAAAAGAAATAACTAATGGCTCAAGTAATTTTGCCGAGGTAGATTTTATCATGGAAGATGTTCGTGATTTTGATTTTAATAATTGTTCCTTGGTTACATCTATTTTTACTTTACAATTCATGCCAAAGAAAGATAGAAGAGAAGTTATTAGTAACATCTATGATGGATTAAATGAGGGTGGTGCTTTTATATTCTCTGAGAAGACTGTATGTGAAAGTGCACTTGTACAAGATATGATTACATTTAACTATTATGATTATAAGAGAAAGTCTTTTACCACAGATGATATTATGGATAAAGAAAGAACATTAAGAAACATGATGAAACCTAATACTTGGGAAGAAATCATAGATATGCTTTCATATGCAGGGTTCAAAGACATTCAACCATTTTGGCGCAACCACGCTTTCGTTGGTGCGTTAGCAATCAAATAGGAAAAGAAATGAAAACATTATTAAAAAGTGAAACTAAAGATTGGTTTGAGGAAGTAACCGCAGATGGCGTTCGCCGTATTCGTATTGAAACTTCTACAAAAACTCATTTTTCAGAAGACACAGAACAAAAACACAACCCAACAAAATGTTTAAACGTGGAGTATATATAAATGGACTTATTGAAAGACTATCAAAGTTTTGTAGATGAAGTGACAAGTGACCAATCTAAGAATTTACCTGATATGATTGAAGCTTTAGAAATATTAGAAGAACAGGGAGTTAATCCAGCAAGGTTACTTACTGCTGCAACTGGTCTTGCAGGCGAATGTGGTGAATTTAACGAGATAGTTAAGAAGTGTTTGTTCCAAGGAAAGTCTATGGATGAAGATAGAATTATTCATTTACGCAGCGAGCTCGGTGACATTTTTTGGTATATTGCCCAAGCTTGCCTGGCCCTAAATACTAACATAGAAGAAATAATTGACATGAACACGGTGAAGTTAGAGTCTCGTTATCCAGGCGGGTTTGATGCTTTTCGTTCAGAGAATAGAAAAGAAGGTGATATATGAGTGATTTTTTAAAAGACATTATTAAGACTACAGGTAATGAATATGCCGCACTAGTGAGTGATGGTATTGAGGGAGCCGATGTGGGGGCGTTCTATGACACTGGTAGTCATATTTTTAACGCACTGTTATCTGGTTCTATTTACGGTGGACTACCAGCGAACAAAATTACGGCAATTGCTGGAGAGAGCGCAACTGGTAAGACGTTCTTCGTTATGGGAATGGTCAAGTCGTTTCTTGATGCAAACCCTGATGCTGGTGTTCTATACTTTGAATCTGAAAGTGCGATTACAAAACAGATGGTGATTGATAGGGGTATTGATCCCACACGAATGGTTATCATTCCAGTAACAACTGTGCAAGAGTTTCGTACACAGGCAATCAAAGTGTTAGATTCGTATCTTGCAAAGAAAGAATCAGATCGTAAACCAATTATGTTGTGTCTAGATTCATTGGGTATGTTGTCAACCACTAAAGAAGTAGAAGATACTTCTGATGGTAAAGAAACAAGAGATATGACACGGGCACAAGTTCTGAAGGCTGCATTTCGTGTATTGACTTTGAAACTTGGTCGTTGTGGTGTTCCGATGGTTGTGACAAATCACACCTATGACTCTATGGGATTATTCGCTACAAAAGAGATGGGTGGCGGTTCTGGTCTAAAATATGCAGCATCATCTATCATCTTCCTATCCAAGAAGAAAGATAAGGATGGTACAGATGTTGTCGGTAACATTGTTCACTGTAAAAATCATAAGTCACGTTTGACTATTGAGAATAAGATGGTAGATGTTCGTCTGTCGTATGAAACAGGACTAGATAGATACTATGGACTATT